TATATGAGCTATAGTAGATCCACCACCATGACTAAACCCCGTAGCTATCTTAATCATATATATTATTTATTTTTCCACTCGTAAAACTTTTTGTACAATGTTAATCTATGGTGTACAACTTTATTAAGATCAAAATATTGTTCAGTTAGTTGATGAAGATTCTTGCCCATTTCTAGTCGCATATCTTTATCTTTAATAACCTTAGACAAAATACTCACCCATTCACTCTTGGGAGCATCAGGAGCGATCAGGAATCCCGTCTTACCATTTATTATTGTTTCGTCATAGCATCCAACATTTGATGCAATCAAGGGAACAGAGTACCTACCTGCTTCTGCTACCTTGATCTCTGACTTGGAATCATTGAATTCGTTCATCTGCAATGGAGCGATAGCCATATCCATATGACTGTACATCACTCCATATTGATCGGTTGGTAATGCTTGGTTAATTGTGTAGTTTCTTCCACCCTTCAAACCAGCCATGATTATCCGCTCGTAGTTTTTCCATACATCCTGTTGCCAATCAGGCCCTGTGTTAGGATCAATAGGAGGTCTCCCATAGAAGTCCCAACGAACTCTTTCTTTGCCTACTCTTTGATTTACTATGTTTGGGATGCCAGAAAACTCTTTGACATCCTCCTCATGATGGATACCGCCTGCCCATCCAACACGAACAAATCTATCCTTAGGAACTACGGATCGTGTTGCATTCCAAGAAGGCAGATTATAATCTATAGCATTCTTAACTACCGCTAGAACGCCATTACCCATGAATTGTTGAATTCGCTGTTGAAATTTTCTTTGTGTAACTGTAACTATATCACTATTGTGATATATAAATTTAGTTATATCGGATAATCCACCCTTATATACTTCTTCCAATCTATGCCCTTCGTACAATTGAGTAAGGAGGTCGTCTGTATCGTAGTGGAATATCTTTCCTCGCTCTTTGGTTTTTCCACACATTCTAGCTGTGTATGGACCTCCAAAGTTAGATATGTTATTGGTCATTACAATGTCTGACCAATCCATATCAGCCCAATCCCAACCATCTATCCATTTTGGGATATTCTTTTTAGCCATCTGCTCATCTATACCTAAGATATTTTCAGTAAATCTAACTTCAATAACATTAGGATACAATTCAGCTAATTTGGCATATGGTGCTATGGCTCGATAGTATGCACATCCACCCCTGTTAGGTAGTGCTACAGCTATGCGTAGAGGTCTATTGAGTCCGGGAAATCCTACCTGACTCTTCCAGAAAGTAGTATCGTATTTTTCGCTATCTAAATTTTCTTTTTGCATATAAAAAAAGGTGAGGAGTTATTAGCTCCTCACCCATAATAGTCTTCTTGATTTAAATCAGCCGTTTATTTGCTGCGTTTTTTGTGGCACAACAGCGGTTGTAATTACATCACTAGAATCCTTAGGTGCTAGTGTGATAGCCTTGGTCAAGTCGATCAGAGCTTCACGCAAGTCATCCATATCGGGAACCTTACCATCGTGATTGGGTCCTTGTACCCCCGGTACAACACGCTTGACAGCAGTAACTGTGTGCTTACGGAATCTGCTGGATAGGAACGGTAGGAGTACTAGAAGCATTTCCAACCATGGTCCTGATCCGGGGATAACAGCACCAAACACACCAGTAATCACACTCAAAACATTAGGCGATAGGATTTCCTTGGTTGCATTAGCATCCAAAGTTACAATCATTGCACCCGGAGTATTGATGATATGATCCTGAGTTGTTATTACAGGCTCAGTTCCACGCTTGGCAAACTCTTGCTTGAGTGCATCCCCAACATCACCTCCTAGGGTTTCGATAGGAATGGGAACCGACTGCTTTGACTGTAGTGACTCAGGAGTTACATTGTTGGTTTCTGTCAGGACTAGGGGTGCTACAGGCTCTGTAGTTTCCCCTCCCCCAAATGAGAAGCCCTTACATGATGCAATGCCTAGAGTCAACACACACGCGATAATAAAGTTTTTAATCATATTCATCCTTTTAGTTTAGATAGATAATCACCATCGTCATCATCTTCTGCTGGAGAAGACACTACCTTAGGTGAGAGGGTAGTAATGCCGATCTCCGACAAGAGAATTTCTGAACTCTTACGCATTTCCTCGTAGTCTTCCAACTTGACGAGAGAATGAATATCATGGAGAGAATCCATGAAACGAGCGATCTCCTGAGGAGTACCAGCGGGGCTAGACTTAGGACGAGGAGCAGATTGATCGTACTTCGGGAAGCCGCCATCCATTTCCTTAACTACCTTAAAATCGTAGCCGTTCTTGAGATCTGTGATATCACCATAATCAGGATCCATCATAGTGTTCAAGATTTTCTTGAACACAATCTGTCCGATTGAAAGGATCTTGATCTCATTTGCAGGACGAACAGCCACATTCAAGTAGTAGCGTTCACGAGGCTTGATAAGACGAGCTAGAGCAGCGTACTGATCCTTTCCATCCTTACCAGACTTCTTGCTGTAGTCCCACAACTTATAGTATGCATCGCACAAAGGACACTTCTCATTGTGTATCTTACGGCAATGGAAGTTCTTTACATTCTGTCCTTCGCCAATACGGTGGATCTTGGTTTCAGCATAGAACCACCGCTCATCCCCTTCCTTTGATGGGAGAATGCGTAGGGTAGTCGTGCCGTCCTCAAGCTGTACAAAGTTCTTGAGGAAGTCCTGACCTCCACCACCGCCACCTGTTTGCATTGCTTCATGCTTCTTGCGAAGTGCATCTAAATCTACTTTTGCCATGTTAGTTTTCTCCGTTACTTAGCGTATAGCTTGGTTTCTGCTCTTTGGTTACTAGACAGTTGAATTAGCATATCCTTCTTGTGGTCGAGAGCAGTCACTAGCGACTTCAAGAGGGAATAGCGTGTTGTGAGGTTGTTATAGTCCTGTTTGAGTGCAAAAATCTCAGGGTCTGCTGAAACAATTGCCTCTAGGTTTTTATCGGTAATCTTTTTATCTGCGCCATCTACAGCAGCAAGGCGTATTTGTGCAGACTTTTGTTCTATTTGTACTTCTACAGAATCCATCTTCTGTTTTACAAGTACCATGGCTCCAGCATAGTACGCATAAATAGAAGATTGACGCTCTAGTTCATGATCAACTTGATGTTTATCTATCAAAGTTAGATTATCGCATAGGCTGATATAGAGTTCCATGTCGAGCTTGTCTGCGATGTTCTTTATAATTTCAGACTTCATTGTGTGTCCACTAGTATTTTAAACAGTTTGGGATTGAGCCTCATCAATAATAGAAGGCTCCTGCTTAAATTAGTTGTTAGCTGTTCGTTGGTTGGATTAAATTCTTTATCCTCATCAGGATCTGTGTATCCAGAGATCTCCATCATCAAATGTGTCATCTCGTGGAGCAGGACTTCTCTAAAGTATTCACTAGGTAATCTATCATCAACATAGATTATGTATGAATTTAAGTTTGTAAACCCAGCGCATTCGTCGGGAGAACAAGGGATGTCATTAGTAAATTTTAATTGAAACTTAGCCCACCCAGCATCCACATGAGTGATTTTAGCATCAATTATTTGGTTCATAAGATGATCAGGCTTCCGCTTCATTTTGTTCCATGACTCCTTCCGTCATTCTAAGAGTATTATAGTCTACATCTAGAGGTACGATAAAGCCCTTACGAGCGTTACGAGACTTAATGACATAAACCCTTATTCTGCCGTCTTCGTACTCTTCCTCGTTCTGGTTTAAACTAACCACGAAATCACAAGGACGAACCTTACCGTAGCTGTCTGCCATTTCGGCATCTGTAATAATCTCTGCTCTACGACCAGCACGGTTTGTTTGTGTGGCCGTCCAGACTAGAATATTATGCTCTACAGCAAGTCCACGAAGCTCTTGCGCGATCCTTTCCTGTGCTTGGTATTCAGGCATACCCTCAGCAATAGGGCGTAGTAACTCAAGATAATCAACAATGAGAACATCAGGAGTAAAGTTTTCATAGTTCTTTAGCTGATTAAGAAGTGCTCTAATGTTATTAACATTAGCACGACCCGTTGGGAATTCCTTAATTACCAACTTACCATCAGGGAATTCCTTGCAGAAGATATCCAAGCGTTCCTTAACTTCGCCTGTATAGTCCTTTAGACGGGACTGAGGCAACAAAGTCATTACAGAGTCGAACCGCTGTGCAAGACGATCCTCACTCATTTCTAGAGATACATACAAGACCTTGCGATTCTCCATTAAAGAGGTAACTCCTTGATTCACAAGGTATAAAGACTTACCTACACCAGCAGGAGCCACAACCATACATAGCTCCTTTCGCATAGATCCACCTTCCATGTTACGATTCAGAGAGCGCAAAATAGTTTTGAATGAGTCTCTCTTTGCAGCATTATATGTGCGATCCCAACGATCCTGTAAATCATCAAAGTAGACCTGACCGTTATCAACAGATCGAGAAATCATCAATGCCTGACGAACACGATCTTCTACCTCACCAAACTTATCTTCCTTGATTAGGGTTAACGATTCTACAATCGCACCCTTCATAGCTTCACGCTTGGCAAAGTTCTCTATCAGGTCTAGGTAATACTGTTGATGGCCGATTGACTGAACATCTAACTTATTAACAAACTCAAGCTCATCAGCGTAATCAGACAGATCCTGCCCTTGACGCTTAAAACGCTTTGCTTCTTCAATAATCAAATCATCCGTAGGTATCTGCTTATACTTATCGTAATATTCAGTTACGATTGTATAGATCTGAGAATGAATACGAGATTCAAAGTACTCAGGTTTAACAAGGTTTACTATCTCTAGATAGAAGTCTCTGTTAGACTTGACCAGATAAAGGATTCCTCGTTGGATTGATTCAGCAAATTGATACATTACTTGGCTTTCTTCTGCAACTGTTGTTTGATGTTATTCATGTTATTCCCAACTTTTTGTATAGTCTGCTCTCTGCTTCTTAGTTCAGAATCAGATAACTTTCTTAATGTTCCATTCTTAGTTAGAACATCCATGTTAGGCTTATATCGTTTATACGGGCTAGGTGTATTGGTTACCTTCAACCGATCTCTAGTATCTTGGATTGCCTCATTATAGAAAGAGTGGACATTGGATTTACCTATTTTAGCAACTCTTCCAGAAACCTTGAATGTGGTCGCTGATAACACTCTATCAGCTTGTTTACCGCACTCAGGGCATTTTTTTCTTTTTGGCAACTTTTTAGGTATGTTCATGTATAAGTGTTCAAACACTAGTTTACATTTATCACACCCAAATTCGTAAGTAGGCATATCAGGCTCCGCAATCCCCACCATTTAAGGAGCAAGCACCACCATCAGCCATACCAGTATTTACTGAACGATCACCAACATACTTAGTAATGTTTTCTGGTGTCATGGGTACAGCTTCTAGTGGTTCATTACCCTTTGACCCTGCGCGATAAATAGTAAGTCCTTTTAGATACTCAACATAATCCAAAGCTACATTACTAAGTTCGGCAGCTTCTGCCTGCTTTGGCAAGTTGATTGTCTTGCTGATTGAAGAATCAATGTACTTCTGCCAAGCGGCCTGTACAGCTAGATGCTGTTCAGGAGTTATGTCGTATGCCCCTACGAATCCTTCGATTGATTTCCCGGAATCATAGTACTCTCGCAATAACGGATCCACGACAACAACTTCTTTCCAAACATTTGCATCCCGGTATCTACGAATGTAAATAGGAGCAAACATAGGTTCAATACCGCTTGACACACCCCATAGCATAGAGATAGTACCAGTAGGAGGAATAGTAAGCATAACTGCATTACGA